CAGCTTGCAGAAAAGAAAGTAGGTAAACCTACAAGGGATGGTGCTACTCCTAAGATGGATGAGGAAGAGTTGCTAGATGCTTATGATTGGTTGGCACAACACTTCTTCTTCATAAGATCAGAGGACGAATCACCTACGATAGATTGGTGCTTAGAGGCAAGCATCAGCGCAGTATTAAGGTATGGTGTCAACGCAGTAATCTTTGACCCCTATAACGAGTTCGATCATCAACGACCACAAGGCATGACAGAGACAGAATACGTTAGTCAGATGATGTCCAAGATAAAAAGGTTTGCTTTGACGTATGGTGTGCATGTGTTCTTCGTAGCGCATCCGGCTAAGATGCGTAGGTCTGCTGATGGTGAGTTCCCTTTAGTAGAACCCTATGACATTGCCGGTAGTGCAAACTTTGCAAACAAGGCTGATGTGATATTAATAGTTGAAAGAGACTTTACACAGGGTAGTAGGGATGTGCGGATACACACAAAGAAGATGAGGTTTAAACAGTCAGGTAGTCTAGGTCAGGTAGACTTGGAGTATGACCCTGTTAGTGGGCGATACTCCAAAGCCTTCGGCTATCCAACTATTTAGATTTTTTCTTCTTAGCTTTTTTAGCCGGTGCTTTACCACCTACCCATGCCTCGTTTACATCAGGTGTACTAAGGTCATCGGCTACAAACTTACCGGCTTTATTTCTTACCCTCGTAGGTGTAGCAGTTGCTGAAACGCTACCGCTTTCTGCGGTAACACTACCACTATAGATAGCTTTACCCTCTGACTCTGCGGTATCTTCTACAGATACTTCTACTTCTTCTGCTTTAGGTACAGGCTTATCTACAATCCAATACCTTAACCACGATTTTATTTTATTTAACATATCTTTGTTTTCCTCCATTCGTCTATTGTTAATGATAAGTTAGTTTTCTCTACGATACGATCTAAGTCAGCATCCTCTTGCTCTCTCCACATACGAATGAGTTTGTACACATACTGCCTTGACACACCTACAAGATTGGCAATCTGATTGCCATTCATGCCTTCCTCATGCAGTTCACGTATCCTTGCGGTACGCTCTGCACTTTCAGGCGGATTAGATGGTTGACACAATGCATCATACTCATCCTGTGAAAGATTAAGATTGAGTTGATATCTTATTGTTGAGACTGGTTGCAAGATTATGTTGGATATCTCTGTTAAAGAGTCACCTCTCTTGCGTAAATCTATGGCTTGTTCAAGCCAATAGGGAGACTTATTTCTTCTTGGCATCATTCTCCTCTGCTTGTCGCATAGCATTGTCAATGATGTCATCTAACTCAGCGTTGCTAACTGGTTTAGTTCCATTCATTTCGTGTAGCTTTTCTTTTGCTCGCTTTAGTTCTTCTGCTTGCTTGACGACATTACGTGGGTCGCCTTCAAGTATGTCTTTGCCTGTAACATATCTGTCATGTGCATGTGCAAACCAACTAGGTGCAAACGTATCAAGATTATGCTTTGCTATAAGACCAACTAAATCCTCAAACCACAGGACGTATTTTCGTACTGTGTTTACACCTTCCTTTTCTATGTCAAATATCCAATGGCTTTCAGCCAAAGACCGCAAGTCCTCATGGCTTTGCAACTGCCTATACCTACCTGTCTGCACCATGTGATACACATTTGATGTGTCGCTGAACTTCTTGAACTCTTCATCCCTAAGTATAGGGTCATTAGCACGTTCTCTACCCACGATGATTACCTTCTTGGGTAGCACAACAACTTCTTTTTCTTCCCTGTTGTCATAAGCACAGATGATATCTGTCTTGCGTACCATGCCTTGCAAGAGTATGTACTCGTTATCTATAGCCATACGTAACGCAAACTTCTCAGCTACTTTTCTATCGGTTGTCCATGAACACCCTTGTTCATTAAAGCTATGACACCCTCTGAATACTGCAAATTCATCAGGCAAACTAAGAAAGAAAGCCTTGTCGTCAGGCTCAAGTGTGCCTAAACGATGCTCGCTACTTAACATGTCGTAGTTAAAACCCATGTCGTCATACTCAAACATGTCATTGATTAAAGGCATGAAATCAGATGGATTCTCAACTGAGTTCCAATATTGATGGAACATAGTCCAAAAGTTTATAGGCTCTACCTCTCTGTACAAAGCATGTAGTGCCTCAATCCTGTAAGGCTTATCTACATACAACATTAACTCTGATATGTCCGCTAACTGTTCTTTTATTTTTTCTTTATTCATTTGTTATCTCCTAATTAAAAAATATTACTATGCTATAAATAGCCACAATAAAAGTTGGTAACTTTATTAATATAAATAAAGTTGTAATAACATTATCTTTATTCATTTGTTTTCCTTGTTATCTATAGCATCATAAACTTGTTTAGCTATCACAATCCCCCACAAACAGTCAGTCTGTAAGGATTTGTGAAGCCATTCGTTTGCATTGTTTAAACGCTTCTCCCGCATCTGGTTCTGTTCGGGAGTTGTAAAGTCTATGTTAACTTTATGTGGCTTGATGTGCCACGTTGTTTTTCTTACAGACTGCATGACAATCTATCGTTAGTATCCAAAGCTTTCTGTAAGAAAGATATAAGTAAGTCTGCCTCACCTTGTAGGTACTTCATGGCATCGTCATACGTCCAATCGCTAGGCATGTTGTCTTGGAATCCCTGACTGACATGCAAAGGTGCATCCTCAACCATGTCTAGGAACTTACGTATGCCATCTGCATCTATGTACCCCTCATCATCACACATAGGCAAGATATCATCCCACCACGACAGGTTCATCGCCCACAGTACACTACCTGAGTTGTACGAATCACGAAAGTACACGTCACCTTGCTTGTACATGTCGTCATATATATCCATCATGTGTTGTCTTTGTGCCTCGCTTAGTTCTACTTCGCTACCTATTTTTTCAAAGCTATCAAGTGTTTCCTTATTGTCTGCATACTTCTTATCGTATGCCTTATCTAAATATACATCTGCACCCATTACTTTTTCTCCTTTTGTTTTTTTAATTCATTAAGTTTAAGTTTCAGTTGCCACCTCTTAGGTTTGCGTTGCAACCCCTCATCAGGATTCTTTTGCCAATCCTTATAAGCTTTAGTCAAGTCCATTGTTTCTCTCCAATAGTTGTACACCCATCTTACGTAACATATCCATCACCATGTTATGTAATGCCATGTTAGGTTCGTGACGAAACACAAGTGTCTCATCGTTTAAACTGTCTCTTGCAGTCAACAGGATATCCCCATCGTTCTTGAATTCAACAGTCATAGTGAGTTCACCCTCCGGTATATTTTCTTGCATACGCTTACTCCAGTTCGTAATTAATTAACACACTACACTTGCCAACAATCATGTCACCAAACGCAGTACGTCCTGTCTTTCTTAGCCACTTATACCATTTAGTAGTAGCCATCTTATTGATTTCGTTTGAGTTATCAAACTTACCTTCTTCGTCTATGATGGCATGACATTCCTTGCCATCATGTATGACGTTAAGTACCTCAATCGTTCCACTCTTAGTCCACGACTGCATCGTTTTTAAGTCAGGCTTTTCGTCATACTCTACTATTTCAAAGAACACACCCTCATCATTAGGCACATCATTTATGTGCATCACATTATATGTATCACTCATTGTCACCCCCTAGTGCAATATTTCTTCGTTGATAATACGCTCAGCTTGAGCATCCATGCCTTCAAGAACTTCTTCATCAGACATTTTTACCATCTGTTCGGTGTTCACTCTGTGCTGATTCCATTCTTCGTACCAATCAAGCCTACCGCTTACATCTTCAAGCACGTCTTTGACCAAAGCTTTCTCTGTACGTAGCATCATGTGGCAAAGAAATGCAGTAAGCATGTCATACCATACGCTTACAGGGTCGCCTCCACGTTCTTTGATTTCTTCAAAGCCAACCATGTTTACAAATGTATTTGTGAATCCCCATATCCTTTCGTATGCATCTATAGCCTCACCTAAGTCGTCACCCTCGGCACATACAGTCTCGGATATTTTACGCAAGAACTCTTTATCTTTTTTATTCATGTTAATATCTCCTTGATATTATTTTAGTTATAGTTACCAACATGTCAACGTAATTTAACATTACGTTTACACACCCCCTAATCATCATCTGTATCAGGTGTTGCAAATGAGTAATGAACAGTTTCACTATTCACACTTATACGAATCCAATTTACAGGACATTCATTTAGCCAATCATCACATGAGTCAGGCATTTTTTTATCTACATCCATTACACATCCTCCAAGAACCTATCACCATAAGCCTCTGTTGCATTGATCGCT